CATACATTAAAGCTAAGAATAATGCATTTGATTGATTGTCAACAGTAACTGCATATTTTGCACCAGTATATTCTGCTAATCGCTTTTCAAATTCATTTGTTACGTCGTATACTGTTTTCATAATGTTTCGTAAAGATTATTTTGACGTTCTTGTTTTACAATATCTTTAACGTGTATCAATGCAAACTCTTCAATGTCTGCTGGAAGATTTGCTTCAAATTGAAATCCTGTTAAAGTCTCATGTACACGGCCAGTCCATGTAATCTCTGGAATGTTTTTGCAAATTCTAGTTTGATAATCTGGATAATTAATACGATTATGAACATCAACTCGCCAACCCCATTTTGCAACATGTTCTTCGGTAATGCCATTAACTCGATTAACACGTGGCACGCGAATCATGTCTGGCTGTACATTAATTGATAATGCATCAGGCAAAACTTGCATAAAATAATCCGTAACCATTTCATCTGCATCTAAGAATACAACGTAATCGCCTGTACATAATGATTTCAATTGATTTTTCCAAGCCGCAAAATCTCCAGCAAATTTACCTTTATGCCAAGCAAATTCTCTGTTAATGGAATGCGAACGCAAATAGTTTTCAATCTCAGGATCACCATTTGCTTCATCGTATAAAATCACAATGTTGTCTTGTGGTCTTTTTGTTTTTAATAACTGTGTAACAAGTCTTTGAATTTCAATGAACTCGTTGCATACAGTAACAGCGTAACTTATTTTCATATATTTTTATTTATAATAAATATTTAATGATTAATTTCCAACCTTTTGCAATTTAGGCAGTTTCAATTCAATGGCTTTTGGTATTGTGTTAACACCTTTATCAATTTCTGCTAATACTTGGTCATATATCACACTAACAGCTTCTTCGGTAAACGCAGTTAATACAAAGTATCTTTGACGCTTTCCTAGGGTTAACCATGTTTTATAATTTTTAAGTACTTCTTGCATCATTTTACCGGCATATCCGTAATCCGGAGTAAACCATTTTGCAGCTGCAATTAAAAATTCATTTTGTGCTGATGGATGTATCTGAGTTAATTGGCCTGGTATCGCACATATAAAATCCTTCTTTAAGAAATCAGCTTGTCCTGAATAATGTGGAGCGATAATTGGTTTACCGGTGCTAGAGAATTCTAATAGTGGTCGGCCAAATCCTTCTGCTTTTGTAAATGATATCATTGCCTTTACTTTGGAATGATTGTATAATGCATTCATTTCAGCTGTGGTTAAATCGCCATGTAACAAGTAGATATTTGGTAATTTATCAGTGTCTGGAAACATGTTTCTAATTTGAGATATTCGATTTTCAATTTCAAATTTATCAGTTACGGAATATGTAGCCCCACTTGTTTTAAGAAGCAATGCTGGTGTGGATTTCTTGTTTTTAAATGTATTAAAGAAACAATGCACTAAACCGCTGATATTTTTACGATCTTCACCAGCTTGTCCTTGCAACCAATGTCCAACACTTAAAAATACATCAGATTCTGTAATTGTATCTAATCCGGCTACCGAAGTTGTTATATTTTTATTATCATATGCAACATCATCAAAATATTCTGGAATTACATATAGTTGTGTGGTAATTGGTAAATTATTTTGTTTAGCTGTTTCTACAAATACTGATTTAGTAAATTCGCTTGGAACAATTACTACATTCATTAAATTAATTTTTGCAATCCAATCCGCCGGACAAATATCGCCTTCAGTACCAGCTGTTACACCAATATTGTATTTGCCTATTGCTTGAAATTCATTTGGCACTGTAATTTGTACCCAAATGTCAGGTTGACTTGTTAATGGTAATGGTATAATTCTACGTTGCCAATCAGTTGGAATTGGATATGTAAATGGAGTATGTCCCCATGGCATTGAAAGTAATTTAATATCCCATTCAGCACCTCGTTTTTCTATAAATTGTTTTACTATTTCGCGGGCATGATGTCCATATCCCGACTGCGTAGCGATTGGTGATGATATAACTGCTGTTCTCATTTTACTATTCCTGTTTTTTCGTATTTTGATTCTGTAACTTGTGTTAATGTATATCGCATTTTTATTAATGGTTTTGCGACAAATAAATAATTAATCATTTCAATCATTTTTTTACCCATTTGTTCTGCCGTTAATCCATTTTTTAATGCCCACTCACGTCCGGCAGCACCCATTTCGTTGCGAAGTGTTTCTGGAGTTGTATACCAATACCGGATTGCATCTGCTACATCTTCGTAACGAACTCGGTCATCAAAAATATACGGAGTTGCTGGTGATCCTTGTAGGGATCGATTGCTTGGAAATACTGGTTTAGCCCATACCCCATGCAATTTATATTTTCCGGTGTGATTTGTAGCAAATTCACCGTCAAAGCGAATCCATTCTTCATTTTCGTCAACAAACCCACATTGGTCTTGCAATCCACCAGTTACATTGTTAACAATCGGAGTCCCTGCTAATATTGATTCAGTTGAGCTCAGTCCCCAACCTTCGTTTGATCCAATATTCACAGTAACATCAACAATATTATACAATGCATTGAGTTCAATTGACGTCATTTTTGCTTCTGAAAAAATTACCTTACAATCAGGTGCAAGTGTTTTCCATATTGCTCGTAAATCAGTTCCATTATCATCAACTACTTGTGTATGCATTAATAAGGCAACTCTGGATCTTTGTTCTTTAGGTAGCTGATCAACAAATGTTTTAAATGCTAAAATCAAATCACCTGGTTGTTTTCTTCGAATATTTCTATTATTCCAAAATACAACAAAATCTACTCCATTTGCTCGTTTAACTTTATCATACATTTGAATATATAATGGATCGGTGTCTAACAACGGTTTGTATATGTTATGATTTAAACCATGTGGAACGTATCCTGTTATAGTTTCGTTGATTTTTACGTCGTGTGGCACAGTGCCATTACAATCATAATCTACAACCCCAAATCTATTCTGTTTAAGCACTTCTCTGTGGATATTGTCTGATTGTTTGCTTATTCCCATTAGTAGGTCACAACTACCGTAAAAAGGGGCGTTCCACATTGGGTATGGTAAATCATCCCAAATTGAATAGTATATTAACGGAATACCATATGTTGTTTTAATTTCATGTTCAATTGCATATAACCATACCCAATATCTTGGATCAGTAAAATGCAATATTGCATCTGGCTGTTCTTGTTGAATGATTGAAAATAAGATATTTCTATCTCCATATCCATTCCATGAAATTAGTTTAACTGATGCATCTGCAATACCAGTTTCTCTTTGAACATCTCCCGACAAATCAAATGCCTTGCCAGCATCTGGATGTTGTAATGCTGCGCCTAATTGTACCCAATCATACTCGGACACAGTGTTTAAAATAATTTCTTTGCTAATTGTCCCAATGCCAGATGGTAAACGAAAATCGTCAGATAATAATAAAATTTTCTTTTTCTTTGGCTTGTTGGGGTCAACTTGTTGTAACTTTGGTAATTCCATTTTTTATTCCTTATAACTTTATTATAAATATATCAGCCGATGATTACAACCGGTTTTTGTAGTTTGTTTATATTTGAATATGCTGTTTTTAATACAGGATCTAATGCTGATTCATTTGACATTATGATCATGTAATCACATCGTTGTGCAATTAATTTCATACGATGATGTAATTGACTAAAATGATATGGCTTTCCATAATAAGCCTCAGGCATTGCTGAGTATATATTGTATCCTGAAAATGAAGGATTAAATTCTTCATATTGAATACCAAATTCCAATGCATATTTTTTAACCATATGATTTGCGCCTTCATTTCCTCCTGCTCCTATAACAATTAATTCATCAATAAACCGGGCTTTAAGTTGTTGCAAAGTTTCTTGAACTTTTCTTCGATTTTGCCAACCCGTATTTCCAATTACTGCAATTTTATTCATCGTTTTTCATATAAAAATTTAACGCCTTTTGGATAATACCCATACACCATACGTAACATGGATTCTAACAATGATTTATTCTGTTTATGGTTTGGATCTGTTACATCAGTACACAATTTATATTCCATTGTATCCCATCGTTTTCCGCCCCATGTTCTATGATTTTCTATATCAAATTGATATACGTATACATGTTTATGTTCATATTTCATTCTCGAATTCTATTTTCTTTAGGACAACGGTCATAATCAGTTTTGAATGGGCAATATTTGCAATTCACAGCACCCTTACCGGATGTTGCTAAATAATTCCTAGTTGCATTTTTTACGCCGTCTTTATCAAAACATTGTTCAACAAATGTATCTATTTGTTTTTGTACTCGTTTTCTAGTTACAGATCCAGCTGATGGTTTTACAATTTGTACCCGCTTTTGTGGAAACATTGATTCTGCAATTATCTTTCTTTTAACAATAAAAAATTCAACATCAATATTATCAACTGGAGTTCCAAATTGTTTGCTAAAATAATTTTTATATGCAATCAATTGTGCCATTTTTTGTGAATCTGATTTTGCGTTAGCATTCCAGCCACCTCTAGATGTCTTTATGTCGTAAATATAAATTCGATTAGTTTCGGTATTTCGAATAACTAAATCTATAAAACCATACCAATATACTGATGGATTGTTATCGGATGCTTGAACACAGAGCTCCATTTCAATAGCAACCAATTCATGATTCTTTGTTGAAAAGTATTGTTTGCGGCGTTTCATAAACCAATCCAATATAGCAACGCCATCTTCTAGATATTCTGCTAATTGTAAAGGATTTGAAAAATGAACACCACCAGACTCAGCTACACATCTTAAATATTCTTCTCGTAATTTATTTGTGAGAATTGCTTGTAAATCCAAGGATTCAGCTTTCTTAACTGATTCTGTATACATTACTGTTAAAAAATGTTGAAATGTTTCATGAAATGCAGTTCCAAACACAGTGTCAATGCTAGATTGAAATGGAGCTAAACCATCGATGTAGTTTAATTTCCATGATAGCGGACATCGTTCATACAATGACCATTGCGAATACGATATTTTGCGAGGTACTGTAGTAGCATCTGGCATTGACAATTTGTATATCGGATTCAGATAATTCCCTTGTTTCATACTATATTATATGAAATTATTTTGTAGATTCCAAGTAGTCTGGTTTAGTTTCTATGAACTTATGTGTTTGTTCTTTTATATAAATATCAATTAAATCTTGTGTCTTTGTTAAATCTTGATGAAAGGATCCTTTATGTCGACATCGTACAATGCGTTTAATGATATCAAATTCATATGAATTTAATTGCCAATCTTCAGCAAATTTATAAAGGCTATCGTTACCGCGGTAATGTGATTGTGTATGTATATTCATTTTATTCCTTTTAATAATTTCTTTTTATCTCCTTCACTATATCCATACATTGTTAAAATGCGTTCACATTGAGTCTTATCCATTAAATCAATGTAATCAGTAGCTTCTGCTTTGCTAACTTGATAATGTTCTGCTAATTGTTCAATTAACGCTTTTTCATACTTATCTTCCGATTTACCTTTTATGTATTTAGCATAACCTTTAGAAGCTGGAAGGAATTCATGATATAAACGATATGTCTCTTGTGGTCGTAACAAACCAATTGTATATGTTTGAAATTCATTAACTAATTCTACCAATTCCATTCTCATACTTAACCAACGATTCACAATAAAAGGAGCAAATTTCTTTTGATCCATTTCAGACCATTTTGACCACTCTTTCTTTTTATGTGTTAACCCATCAATAAAATCAAAAATTGTTGCACCTTTTTTTTCTTCTGCCATGTTTATAGTTTATATTTTTTGCGATATTGCTCTTCTAATTGTTTACCTATTCCAATTTCTATTATTACTGCTGTGTCAGGAACGCCGACTATTCGCTTTGCATCTAAAATGTCATCAATTGTTTTATTGCGAAATGATTTCATTTTAGTTTTTGCATTACTACGAGTCGACGTTTTAAAAACTATAGTTACTGTACTTTTAAAATACTGTATAGACATTATTTAGATTTTAATTTAATTGGTTGAAATTCTTCTGGGACTGCGCCACAATCATCACAACGAAATACTGGTATTGGTACCATTGTATCTTTATCAGAGCCCGTTAACAATTTAGATACCTTGTTAATTGCAGTAACCTGGCGAAAATACATTCCGTCACATTCTTTGCAGAGTATTGGTTGCATATCTGCTGGATTGATTAAACTCATAATTCTCCTACTAAATTAGCAAACATTGCCATTATATTGATTTCTTTGTCAACCACGCTTGCGTCTTTAAATTGAGCTTCAGCTAAAATTAAAATGCAAGGTGCAATGTGACCATGGGCAAATTCATCTAAATTGTCATATAAAAATGTATACATTGGAGTAAAATCTCGAACTTTACTGTCTGCAATGCATTGACGAATCTTTGTGAATGTTGCCTTTTTATCTTTAGCATTCTTAAGCATTTCTAACACTTCAGACATATAATTTGCTTGAATTGCACTAGCTTTATCTAATTGCAATACTCCGTTAACTACTGATGCTTGTGCTGCATTGATTGCTCGTCTTACATCTGGATATGAAGCATTGATAATAGCCGCAATATCTTTGATATCATATTTAATTGACTTTTCTTCGAGCACCGTTACTAGGCGTTTTGCAACATCAGTTTTATTTGGGGGTGTTATTGCAAATGTCTGACAACGAGATTGAATTGGATCAATAATCTTTTCAACATAATTACATGTTAAAATAAAACGAGTCGTTTTGCTATAAGTCTCCATTAAGTTACGAAGTGCTGCTTGGGCATTTGGTGTCAAATAATCAGCTTCATCTAATATAATAATTTTCCAACGTTTAAATCCTACCGTTGATGCATATCGCTTAATTTTATCGCGAACTGCGTCTACTGAGTTTTCATCTGATGCATTAATGTACATTAAATCAGCATCAACACTTCCGGCAATAATTTTTGCTAAAGTTGTCTTACCAGTACCAGCTGATCCATAAAACAATAAATGTGGTACATCGCCATTTTCAATGAAGATTTTAACTTTTTCAATGATATGCTCGTTTCCGATATAACCATCTAATGTGTTAGGGCGAAATGATTCCACCCAGAGTGTGTTTTCTGTGTTTCCGTACATATTTTTTATTTTTTAAATTCCAATACGATATTTTAAGTATAATGATAACCAACCACCGTTTACTTCTATATAATTGTATCGTATTTCGTTATGTATTATTTGTTGTGCTAAACGATGATTTCCGTCAACAACGTAATTTTCATTGTTAATTCTTGCAATTATTGGTAATTTATTTTTAATATACCATTTTTCTCTAATCCAAGTTGAATCAATATTTTTCATGAAATAATTTTTATAAAAATCATTGCCGATAATTGTCTTTAAATTTAATAAATCAACTTTTGTTTTTATTTGTACTGATTTACCCATTAATGATACTAATATGTATATAGGTAATGCACGATATAATAAGTATGAAACTAATTTTCGTGTTCGCCAATCTGTAACACTATCATATTTATCTAAATCAAAATATAGTTTAAATATTTCAGTTTGCGTAGGTGTTAATTGATCATCTGTTATTAAACTTGGAATAATAATATGTTTAATCATCCACCACTTAAGTTCAGCTTTAAATTTTTTCATTGTTATTTACCTGTTGAACCAAAACCACCATCACCGCGTTCTGAATTTGTTAATTCATCGACTTCATCAAATTCAATTGATGGGTATGGTAATATCATTATTTGACCTACTCGGTCACCTACTTGAAATACTTTAGCATTCAATAATCCGTTAACGGGACGAAATTTAAACATAATTTCACCACGATATCCAGAATCAACTACACCTACATGATTTGTTAGATATAAGTCTGTTTTGCTGTTTGATGATCTAGGAAAAAGTAATCCTACATGACCTTCAGGAATTTCAAATGCCAATCCAATACCATAAACAACATTTCCATATTGATCTTGGGTTGCAGTAACTGCCGTTAAATCCATTCCAGCATCACCCGGCTTTGAATATGCCGGGATAACTGCGTCTACATGTAATTTTTTTATTTTTACTTGCATATTTTAATTCTGTAACATTACTAACCAATAGCTGGATTCAAAATCGTTACCAACGAAGTCAATACGAGATAATCCGTCAGGAGATACATGTAATTGTCCAGCATCGCCTCTGTTTGCAACAAGTACTTCTTTTAATTTGTCTGCTGAGAAACAAACCGGATCCATATCACCATTTGTCGTAGTACCAACCTCAAATGAAATATTGTCTGAGTTAACTGTCGTGTAATTGATAATAAATTTAATTACGCCACCTTTAACTTGTACTGCAAAGTTTTTAGCATCAGGCAATGCATTTTTTGCTTTAATAAATTTGCTAATAAATTCTTCATTTACTGCAATTTGAATTTGATAATCTGGTTCGGTGTTAATCGTTGGCACCGATGGAATTACCGTCGTATCAGCTAACATAAATGTTGCTTTGGTACTTCCTTCTGAAATTGTCATGGCATAGTTTTTACCTGCTGCATCTTTAACATCAATATTGATATTCTCACCTACTGCTCCTAACATTTTAATCAATGCACCGGTATGATTAATGCCCAACGTACCTTTCATGAAAGGTGTTGTTAACCATTGAATTTTTCCTACTACAGTTTGATCCATGTCAATTAATTCACAGCCGACCCCTGTTTCGTTTTCTTTTAAAATAACCGCTTCGCAGTTACCAGCTAAATAATATCTACTGATAAATGACTGTAATTTGCTTTTTTCCATTTGTAACCTTGTTTTTTAAAATTTAAAGAATTTATTAAAATTTTCAGCATCTGTGGTTGATACACTATCACCGCCGAATTTTTTATATGTTTTGATGTATTTTTCATATACCCACATTGCGTTGTCTGGATCTTCAAACATTTCATACAATGATAGAATAACTGTGAATAAATCAGTTGGCACCGCTGTTTCTAATAGCTCAGCGTGACTATCAACTAGTTTATCAATGTCTTTTGCCATATTAACATACAAATGTGTATTATGTATTACCATTCTAGGCATTGCTTCCTGTGTATAACGATCTAATCCAGCTGGAGTTGTGCCACCTAAATATTCATAGGTAAAATCTTTACATGCTGGGCAATCTAAACTGCAAGGTACGTGTTTTGTTTTATCTATATCAATTTCACCGTTTTTTCCTTGTTTAATATGAGTTTTTCTACGATACTCTGCATTCTTTGGGAAGTATAACTCAGTAAATGATTGAGTTTTATAATTAGTTGAATGCAAATACGTTCCATATACCGGATATTGACCTGGCGACGATGAATCAGTAGATAAGTGTATTCGACCATTAGTTAACTCATTAAACAATTTTTGCAATGTCGACAATATATAAAAATCTGATATTTTTGATATACCTAATAAGTGAACATATTGTACATGTGCTTTTTCAAATTCTCGTTCTTTTAACATCAACGCAATTGAAAACATAAAATTAACAAGTTTCCTAGGACCACCAATACACCACCCATTAAAATCAAAATCTTTGAATTTATTGTACCATGTAATGTATTCTTCATTATATGTACCTTGTAATACATTTAAAAATTTAGTTTTACCTGATTGATGTTTCTCAAACCATTTGAAATTGTCAAATGAAATATCCATTGCTTCTTGAAACCGATTTTCAAATTGAACTCTCGGCGGAATATCTAAATTAGCTGCTACATTTGAATTAGCTTCTAGCCAATGAAATATTTTTTCTCGTATGGTGCTATCCCATTTCAATGCACCCGTTGCAATCTGGAATCCACCAGAATCGCCAAATACAAATACATCGTCGTCTAAACCTATTTGCTGACGAAAATCCATCTTTTTAAAATGGTGTCCTGCTGTGATTAGAAAATATGGGTGTCTCCACTCTTCTGGATATTCTCTAGCAAAGAATCTCATTGTAGTTCCGTCAGAAAATTTGGTATCCTTTTTAAATGCAGATACCATTGAGCCTGCCGACAATGATGGGTAGTATATAAACTTTTTACTCATTTTATTGTCCGTTTAATAAATGTTTGCAATATTGCGATTCGTGCCATATATTTAATTCTTGTTTAATATCGTTAATTATAATAAATGCCTCTAGTTGTCTGCCTAAATCCGATAATTCAACAATATGCGGGTGGGTTTTAGGGTTTGCTAATGTGGTTTTCAATACTTGTAATGCACTCGTTTCATCAAAAGGTATATAGAGACGCGATGCTTCAATGAATTCAGGAAAACTTCGGAAATTGGGATATACAATGTCAGCTCCAAATGCAGTTGATTCAATAACCGTCCAAGAAACATAGTCTTGAAGCGAAGTATTAAATTGAATTCTACAAGTTGCTAATTCAGTGTAATATTCTTCTTTAGTTAATCCACTTAATAATTTGAATCTAGGTTGCCTGTTTGCTAATGATTGCATTGCATCAATAACTCCTGGCAGCATACTT